ATGAAAGTAGAAGATTTTCAATGTGATAACGTCCAAAACGGTACAATGCTAGATAGGGTTGGTATAGGAACTAACTGCATGTGGGTAATTGATGGCGCATCAGAAGTGGTGAAAAGTGATGAGGACTCTAAAGCAACTTGGTTGATAGATACTTTAAATTCAGAGCTTCAACATCATTCTCCTGGTGGAATTAAGCAAACCCTCAGTGATAGGATGAATTATATTCTTTCTAAGTATTCTTTGGCTCAAGAGCTGAGTTCGCGCCCAAAAGAAAATCAACCTTGTTTCACTTTGGCTATGTTAAAAAAATATGGGGAAAAGTTGGAAGTGGGAGTCATTGCAGATGCCTCGGTGATCTTACTGATGTCAGACGGTGAGATAAAGGTGATTACAGATAAACGAATAAATCCCTTTAGTGATAGAACTCTTTCGTTCAGAGATAAAACTAAACAAAAAGAGCAAATGATTGAAAATCGACGATTTATGAATCAACAAGGCGGGTATTGGGTAGGAACATCGGGACTCGATTGGGTACCAGAAACAAAAGTCAGTGTCTTTTCAGTTCAAGATGTCGAAAAAGTTCTATTATGCTCAGATGGATTTACTAGAGTGTTTCAAAATGGTTTGGTTTCGTATCGGTCAGTTCTCAGTGGTAGTGTTGATATTGGAGAAGCTTTAGAGCTATTAAGAGAAAGAGAAAAAATTCACCCTCTAAAAGAAGTGAAGCAGCATGATGATGCTAGTGCTATTTTGATTTCTGTAAAATAAGTCGGCTTACCGATTCACTACAAAAGTATTGATCTGTCCTTACTCCTCTCCTATCTAGATTCTTACTCTAAATGCAGTGGCGTAGTGAATTTGACCGCACAGTTAAAATTATTGATATAAGGAAAAGTAAGTCCAATTACGGAAATTGAAATCAAGTTCAATTCCGCACTGGCACACAATGGGGCAAAACCTTGCTAATCACCTAACCATCCACATCCAATAAATCGAAATATAGAATTCCTACTAACCAATTCATCTTTCAATCAAGTAAACGTTAATCAAGTCACGTTACGCACAACGATTTTGAGGTTCATCAACAAAAACGGTCGCTCTGGTCACCTGTTGGTGATGACCATAGCAGCCGAAAAATTTTTCTATCGCGGGAGTTGGCCTCGTTTGCAGGGCTATTGCCTTCAGAAGAACCTATGTTGTTGGCATATCGCCACTTGGATTAAATGCCTCTCAAACAATCACCTTATTCGCTAGCTCCATGATCACCCGAAAGCCTCAACTGCAGCCCACTTTCACTGAGTGACCATTCCACCATTTTATTTCGCCAGGTTCCGTCTTCCACATCGCCAAACCCCTTCAAAGTCAAATGACCTTCCGCAACCAGATTCATCAGTGAACTGCGCGCTGGCATTGTAATATCCAGCACATCACTCCCCGAACGCACTTGCTTTGCTCTGGCCATGACTGCTGCTTTGGCTTCTTCATAATTGGAGTATTTGAAAACGATCTTGAACTCTGGGTCACCTGTCCCGGTAGAAACCTCTTTCGTGTCCCCGGATTCAACATCATGGTAAGTCGCAACCACCCGGCGAACATCATTACGACTGCTGAACCGGCATTGCCAGGTTGTAACCTCGTGAAGCTCAATCGTGATATCAGTAATTTTCTTTCCAGATGCAGATTTCCCTTCTCCTTCTTTCAGAAACAACCAGAAACCATTTGCAGGCTTACTGACTGCGCCATAACGCTTGGCCAGCCGGGTGACCAGGTTCATGTCACTTTCAGCTACCTGGTCAATATGAGTAATTTGGATGCTTTCCAAAGTAACACTGACTTTCGGGATCAAGCCGTGCTCTCCAGCAACGGTTTTTATAACATCACCCAGCCTGACATCATCCCAGCTACGGGTTTTCTGAGTCTGCAATGAGCCAGGTTGCTTTCGGTTATCCATCGGGGCGGCATTCGCCACAATCTGAACCCGCCGGGGCGGGCCGCTGATTGTAACTTCATCCACCACAAACCGACCTTTATCGACCAGCTCACCATTGAACCCCAGCCCCAATCGGAGTACTGCCCCTTTTGTCGGGGTCGGCGCCGAACTGGGCCAGCTGAGGTCTAACGCCAACCGATCTGATTCATTGCCTGCATTATCGGTCAGAGTCAGACTGATCAGATTCCGCTGAATCAAAGTCGTAATATCATTCCCGTCCGCAGACAGAGAAAAGTCCGGACGAAAATCTAATCCCATAAACTTACCGCCTCTTCACTGACCGGCACAGCCAGGTCAGGCAAAATGATTTCAATCCCGCTGGGTAACAGCGGGCCAAAATCAGCAAGGCCGGGATTTGAGGTCAGCACGGCTTCAACCGCACTCTCCCGACCATAATGACGCCAGCAAATATCATCCAGCATGTCCCCGTCACGGGTTCTGTAAGTTGTTGCCATAAAACGCCAGCTCCACTGTAAACGACTGAGCGCGGGGCAAGCCACCGCTCACGAACTTGGTATTTGACTCGCTGAGATCAATCATGACCCAGTAGCCCAGAATATCCCCCAGACCACTCACCAGCAGATGAGGCTTCTGCTCATCCCCCAACCTGGCCAGCTTGTCTATCTGCCGGGTTCCGACCTCCCTGAACAGCGTCGCAATCTGGCCGTTCAGGGAGATTTTATTGGCCGCTTTCCCGGTGAACTGCAGCAGGTCTGACTGACCAATCCGGGACTGAGACTGCCAGCGCCACTGCCAGGTTCTGACCAGCTCGTTATACGCTGCAGCATCGATGTTGAACTTAAAGCCGCCATAAGACATCATCACAGCCATTATCCTGCCTCCGGTAAATCATACAGCGCGCTGTTCTGGTATCCGCCCAGTTGGGCATGAACTGCCCTGCCAATGTCTTCCGGACTCTGTCCCGGCGCCGCATAGACCTTGATTTCATCCACGCTCTGGTGAACCGTGGCCCCTTTACTCGCCGGATAAGAGTTATTGACTGCCGCCATTGCCCTGCTGGGTGCCATTTCAGCCTGCACCTGGTGATAGGACTTCACTTTCATTTCCGGGGTATCACTGTCCCAGAACTTGATTGAATCCATCCAGCCGCTGACCGTATCCCAAACGCCACTGATTCTGGCGATGCCTGCATCAAAAATACCCGTGACCCCGCCCCACAGCTCCGTAAAGAAACGGGTCAACGGTTCCCAGTTGTTGATAACCAATCCGAGCGGTGACCAGTCAAACGCAGTTTTAATCGCATTTGAAACTGCAGGGAACTCAGTTTGAAACCAACTCAGCTTTTCACTGAACCACGCAGTGACGGCATCCCAGTTTTTATAAAGCTCAATTCCGACAAAAATCAGGGCTGATACGGCTGCAACCGTGGCCCCAATCGGGTTCGCTGCCATCACCACGTTCAGACCGGCCATGCCAACCTTCATTGCACCCAGCGCTTTAACCGCTGTGAATACGGTTTGCCCCAAACCAACCAGCCCCAGCACCAGCTTCCCGGCCAGTAAGGATGCAACGGCCAGCCCGACGGTTTCCCATCCCCCAAAAATCTGGACAACACGATTCACCGCTGAACCCACATTCCAGATGGCCACTGCAAAGTCTTTTGCGCCATACACCAGGCTTTTCAGTGTGCTGGCAACCGCTTCTTTGTTTTCCCGGACATACTGGCCCACGGTGACACTCAGAGTTTGAATATCACCGGCCATCTCCCCGCCGACAATCCCCGCAATCTCCTGCCACGCACTGGTGATCACTGTTTTCAGGGTTTTGAAACTGTTCCCGTAGGCAACTGCGCCTTTCGCGCCCTCATCGGTCAGCAGGTTAAACTGACGCTGCTCCTTCAGCAGATCATTCAGGCTTTTGCCTGAGTTGCGGATATAAGTGATGACTTTATTGCCCTCACCACCAAACAGCATGTCCGCCAGTGATGCGGCCTGCTGCTTGTCCGCCACGCCTTCCAGTCGCTTCATGATGAATTCAAACTGATCCGCTGCCGCCAGCCCGTCCAGCATGGATTGCTCAATCCCCAGCGCACCAAACACATCCGAGACCGATGATTGCTCACCCAGCGCCTTGAACTCACCGAACTTATTGCTCAGTTCTTCAATCAGATCCCCAACGTGCTCACCTTCCAGACCGGCTTTGTTCGCCACACCACTCCAGGCATTGAATCGCTCGATGCTCATGTCGTAGGCCGTGGCCATACCCACCATAGTGGCCGTATTCTCATTGGTAACGGTCATCAAGCCGGTCATGGCCGTTGTTGTGGCCCAAATACTCCCTACGGCCGCAACACCTGCTGTAGCAATGCCAGTGAATTTATCCTGAATATCGGCGGCTTTACTGAACCCATCAGCCTCATTTGCAGCCTTACGAATATCAACACCAAGACGTTCATAACTATTTTCGAGTTCATTGATATCTTGAATGTTTTCTCGGAGAAATTTAGATTTCTTCTCAAGCTGCTCCTGAGCTTTTTGATTTTTCTTAATTTCACCGGTTAACTTATCTCGAACGGATACCTGATCATTAATTGATGCCTCTAGCTGGGCGTATCGGGCATTAATTTCAGCCAAAGCTTTACTTTCACCATCCGTCTGAGATTCCCGAGCAGCGTCGAGTTTCTTTAACTCACGTCGCTGACGAATGATCTCTCTGTTGACGCCTCGACGACTTTCTTCTAGCTCAGATATCGCCTGTATCGCATCCTGTTGGCTCTTCTCAACCAGGGACAGCTCATTGGCTGCTTTCTTGCTCCGATTAATAGTTTTTGTAAGCTGGGACTGCTCTCTTTCCAGCTCTTTGACCGTCTTTGTAGCCCGCCCCATGGATTCATTGAACGCGCTGCCAATCTTGCCAAAGGAGTTGTCTACCGTGCCGCCCAGCGTAACAACGGTTTTCAGGTTCTGATTCATTTCGCATCCTTCTTAGGCAGCAGTTCCAGAAACTGAATAAACGTGATGTAAGGTAGCTCCAGAAGCTCACTGATCTGCCAGCCGGTATGGCTGGCCAGAACAATCATGCCGCGCTGGATGTCTCGCTCTCCGAGTTCTTCGGCGGATTCTTCTTGCGAAACCCCAAAAAAACCTGTTTCACTGCTTCATAATCATCCATATCCAGCTCTTGAATGACTGACGGGTCAACTTCACACAGCAATGCAAAGAGGTGGATTTCTTTATCTGAATCATGCTTGTTTTGTTTATCTGCAATCATCTGATCTTTCACCCGGGGGCGGCGCATCTGCAGCCCAGTGATTTCCGTGGCGCCGATTTTCACCGGATATTCCAAAGTAATTTCAGTTTTTGTTGATGGGTAAGCCATGAGTTTTTATTCCTGTAAAAAAGGCCGCAAAAGCGGCCTGTTTAATTCAAAGTGAGTAAATTACGACAGACGCAGAATGGCCCGAATACCTTCCAGCACATCGATGTCGCCAATCTTCCGGACGTGGTTGATCGGGTCGATTTCAATCAGCACCAGACCGGAACGAGAAACCTTGTAGTAATTGAGCTTCATGGTCACCTTCATGGCCTTCTCACGCTGACTGCCGCCATCCTGAGTATCCCGCTCAATCTTGGTGATCATGCCGCCCAGCTCTTCAACCAGCTCATAGCTGTTGCCTGACAGGTCGCTGTAGGTCGAGCGAACGGAGACAACCGTCCGGGCGCCCTGACGCAGGCCAAACAGCGGCAAGACGGTCACATCCACTCCGAACAGCGAAAATGACGCCTCCATCGGTGCCATACCATCATCAACCGGAATAGCCATATCCATGTCTCCGGCCTGAAAATCCGTGGTTAAAACTTCCAGTACCGGCGGTGTGTACTCCTTGGCATTCCCGGCCTTGCCGACACCATCCACCCAAATGGACCAGCGGCTCAATAAGTTATCAGCAGCCATTAGCTAAATACCTCTTCCAGATAGTTGTCATTCAATCGGCTTCGGAACACCACGTGCTCAGCCGGATACGGCGGGCAGAAATCAAAGTCAAAATAGACGATGCCTTTCTTAATCGTTTCTGGGGAGTTCAGGTCCGGATCGGCCCAGCACTCACCACCCAGAATGGCCCCCAGAGATTTCAGCTCACGCAGGTACGCGTTCACTCCGCCAACTACATCATCCACATAGGACTGAGTGATGTTTCGGTCCACGGCCCACATATGAGAGCGCTGCACACTGTCATTGATGATGTCAGCCGTCCGGCGGGTCTGCTCGAACTGCCATTTGGGATCCACGCTGCAGGTACGGTTCCCCCAGTGGCGAAAACCACCCTCGCGGATAATCGTGCTGACCTTGTTTTCATTGAGCATGTTGGCGGTGGTGTTCGGATCGCCCAGCGACCAGTCCACAGGCTGGGATGTGCCCACAATGCCGTAAATAGGATGATTCGACTTCGACCACCAGAAGCCCTTCTCCGCATCAATCCGGGCACGCAGACCGGCCTGACGGGCTGAGGATGGACGGTCAACTTCCTGGGCCTGCTCCGTGTCAAAGACCCGGACCCACGGCCACATCACTTCAACCCGCTCGCCGAACCGGCGCGCCCGTTTCATCGCATCGGTGTAACTGGCCGTCCGTTCACAGTCCACATAAGTAATGGCCCGCAGACGGGTGGCTTTCGCTTCCATTTCTGCAGCCACCGCATCCACCTGGCTGAACTCCGGCGCAACCAAAATCCGGGGCATGTACCCGGTTTCCGTCTGACTATCCAGCCAACCCTGCATCCCTTCGATGATGTTGGCCTGGGTTTGGGCATCCGTGGCTCCTTTGTCCACCCTGACCACAATGACCAGTGCGCCGGTCTGATCAAAAATGTCATCAACTGCTGCAGGCAAGGTGCCGCCCTCACCCAACCCTTTGGCGCGCTTTCGGCTTCCGGCCACTGCAACCGGAATATTTAGAGGAAACGACTCATTTTCACCGCCCATCAGGTAAGTGCGGGCGGCCGGAGCCACCTCGCCGGAGCCATCACCCAAAAATGACGCTGAGACCAACGCACTGGCAGCCGGTGATGCCTGAACAGCAGATCTAACTTCCTCCGCTGTAGACGAAAGAGCGCTGTCTGCACCGGTTTCCAGACTGATGCGGATTTTGTTGCCATCGACAGAGACCGACAGGGTTTTACTGGTAGCAGCCGGATCAACCAGTTCCACACTGATTGCATTGCCCGCCTTGCCTGCCTGAGAAGCCGTGAACACCAGACCGTCATTAAGAACAGCGCTGCCGAGCGTCAGGCTTGCCGCTATGGCGGCGGCTGAGTTCGGGGCCGTACCAATCAGGCCAATCACCGCCGATTTCACGGTCTGAATGGGACGTGTTCCATCATCAATCTCGATGACTTCAACACCGTGGAGAAATTGCGTCATAACCGATTCCTATTCGTCGGATAATAAAAAACCCCGCCGGTGCGGGGTTTAATTTCAGATGTAAAAAAGCCCGCATACTTGCGGGCTGTTAGGATTGAGGCGCTGCGGGTGGTTCCGGCCAGGGGTGATCCAGTTTAATTTTCTCGTACCACTCCAGCGCCTGCAGCTTTGTTGCATCGGCTACAGTCACTTCACCCAACTCACGCAACATCAAAGACTCACTCAACAGCGGGTCTGAAATTTGAGCATACTTCCGTCGCCGGATGTCATTCACCGCTTTCACATCCGCTTCGAACCGGGCCTGTTCGTCAGTCTGCCAGCCAGTTTCAGTCCAGTAGTCAAACTGGGTCTCGGGTTGCTCCGTGGTGTAATCGTCCGGAACGGACGATACATCATCAAATTGCTTCGGCCTGCCGGATGACATCTGCCACGCCGTGACCTGAACCGGCTCCGTCCGTATCTCCCAGCCCCCATGCTGCCAGCAACGGGGGATATTCCCGGACTCATCCCGGTACGAGAAAAATTCACCGGGTTGCAGCCCATTTTCAGGGGGAGCTGTCGGGGTGTGATAGCCAGGGATCAGAAACTCACCGGGATTCATCTCATCCGGATGAGCCGTGGCTTGCTCGATGTACCGCCCATTAGTAATGGAATATCCATAAATGATCACACTGCCACCTCTCCGTGGAAAATATAAACATAGGTGTTAATTGTGTCGGGGCGGGTTTCATTCGCCCAGTTACCAACTATCTGACCGGTATCATTGCCCGATATATATCCAACATCGTCCGTCACCGCGATATGACCATTAATTGGCCAGGGGTTTAACGAATCATATTTGTTCCAAATACGCGTTCCGTCCGGCATCAAGTCGGGGATCCCATACACTTCAAAGTTGTATTCTGATGCACCCGTGCCAGTTGGCAGGTTGTGGTAGTGATACTCAACGGCATGACCTTCAGTCTGACCAAACGCCACCCCATTTTTTGCACCCCGCCGGAAGTGACCCAAATGATAATCCGGAGTCGTGAAGGTGGTCGTCCCGTTCCCCGTGCCATAATGCGCCGCATAGGTTTTCGGGTCTGCATCAATGACAGCCTGAGCGGTCAGGTTCGACGCGTTCTGAACCACGGCCCACAGCTTCGGATAGGCACTGCGGGACAGCTCAATCCGTTGGGCTTTAACATAGCCAGAGCGCGGCTGGTTTGTTGAAAACTCTACAACCGAGCCAACCAGCACATCCAGAGGCAACTTGCTGTCAGCCTTATGATTGACGGAATTCAGCCCGAGGGTGGTTTCCTGATCCAACGCGTCAATATCTGCCGCCGTCTGCTGCGCCAGTCCATCAATGCTGGCAGTTGTCTGTTGGCTCAATGTATTAATTGACGTCGACAATCCAGATAACTGGCTGGACAAGTCCGGGATTTTTTCAATCAGTGGGGGGAATGATTCCGAGTAATACTGTTTCCCACTTGCATCTTTCACATTCGAAGACGCTAACGACACAATCGTTTCTTTCACTTCCGGATTCGTTGGCGGCGCTGTCACGGGTTCGCTGGAATCATAGGTAATTACCTTGAATTGATATTCCGGCGTATAGCCTGCCGTAAATACCCCACGCTGGCCAACAAAGGTGACATCGGCGTCCTGTGCGTTTCCAGACAGACTATCATCATACAATGCCAGCCATTGCTCCCCCTCATATTCCAATACACAAAAACGCAGGGGCCAGTCTTCCCGATACTTCAACATCGTGAAATTTGTTGAGTGGTATGAGCTTTTGATCGACAGCTCAATATCCATCAGACGCTCGGAATATTGCTCTGCCCCTCGGGCAAATGTCATCCGGCCACTGACAAAAGACTTGCCCAACTTGTTGCCACTTTCCGCATACGGAACTAACAGAATGGCCATACGCTGAAAGTGGAAAGAAAATCGAAACTTTTCTTTGCCAGCATACTGTGGGAACGGGTCAACCGCTGTCACCAGGCTGTTATGCAAATCATCCACATATTTCCGGGTGGCCAGAACCACGGACGGGTCAATTTTCAGCTCCACAGAAGCGGTTGAACTCACCTGCAGCACCACACGGATGGTCTGCGTCCGGCCCGATCCTTCACTCAACACCGGTTTGTAGGTTTCCGGGAAATTACCAACCGCTATCAAATCCCCGTCCACGTCATAGATGCCGACTTCGCGGATCGTCCAGCCCCCGACATTTTCCGGAATGACCTGCTCACAAATGATCCAGTTCGGGTTCTGATCGTCCACATCAATCAGGTTCAGTGGCTCCCGGCGCAATTCACGCACCAGCACCGTCTGATTCTGGTTTGGCGTCGGCAGCTGGCCATTACCGTCACCGATTGCCAGTTTTGCAAATTTCACGGTCTGGCCCAGCGCCGTGGCATTCGCCAGTTTGGCCTCTCCGACCTTGGTTAAAATAGTAAAAAACGTACTCATCTTGGATACACGCTCACGCTGTCGATGGTGTGCTCGCGTCCTGCGTGATAGTACACGCCGGAAACGCTGACAGTTCCTGGTTCATATGGATAAACGGTGGTCATATCACCGCAATAGGTGGCTGCGCCGAAATACAGGCTTCCCCGAGTTTCTGCATAAATGGCCAGCCCGGTTAAATGACTTCGGAGTGGCTTGGCATCGTAAATCAGGTTAACCATCTGGCTGTACATCTCATCAGTGATGCCTTTATCCAGTACGCCCACGATCAACTCGAATGTATGGGGCGGGCCTTGGGGGGACTTCTCCCACCACTCAATGACATCAATCAGAAAGCCCAGCGGCTCCACGACACGACGCACCGCCGCAATGGTGCCTTTGTGCTTGTGAACGAAAAACGCCGCATCAATTGCGGCGCGTTTCTCTTGCTCACTCCAGTTGGCATCCCATCGGTCTACAGAAAAACTCTGAGCCAGATAGGGCAAAAATGCCACCGGACATTGCCACGGATCCCATAAATCCCGGACAGTTACCGGAAGCTCCGGCGTAATTGCGTTCGCAATGGCGACTTCTGCCCGGGTCGCATTGGGGGGTAGAATGTTATTCATCTTCTCCCCCGTAATTCACCGTAATATTGATGCAATACCCGGCCTGCTCTTTTGAAATTACAATGTCTGCCGCCGGCTGATGCAGCACGACATTTTGCACACCGGCTGCATGCAGGGCGGCATCAATGGCGCTGCGGCGAATATTGCGGCCCAGCCGGAACTGTTCAGTGGTATAGGCGGCAATCCGCTCCTGCGCTGCGGCCAGCACCGGTTCTGATTCCGGTCCGGATGCCAGATACAGGGTGGCATCAATCTCATAACTCACGATGTCCGCTGACTGCACCGTCACTTCATCCGTGAGCGGTCGGATATCTTCCGCGCTGAGAGCTGACGTTACAGCGTCCAGAATACCCTGCTCAGCACTGCCGTTCCCTTCCCGGGAGAGGACAGTGATCAACACGCTGCCGGGTGTTTTCGAAATGGCCGTCGCATCCGATACCAACGGATGCGCCGACAATGCATGAAATCGGTACGCATTGGCCGGACCTGCAACTGACATCCCCTCAAGGGCTAGTTGGATCCGGCGCCGGTAATCATCATCTGGCTCCATCACTGCAGGCGTCGGCGGGACCGTTGAATCATCTGCTGGACTGATTTCCTGCCGATAGACGTTATACCGGGCGCCAATGTTATCCAGGTCATTTCCCTGCGCATAAGCCAGTAGGACAGCCAGCGCAGCCTCATTGACCCGCTGCCTGTCCAGCATCCGAAAATATGCCGCCACTTCCAGCACTTTATAAACCGGATCGGACTCCGTCATGGCCGTAAAGGTCGGATCATTCTCAATCAGCTTATCCCGCATCTGAGCAAAAATAGCCTCAAAGCTCAGCGGCTCCAGCAAGTCCGGAGGCGGGAGCTGCGTTAAATCCTGCATACTCATCGTATTTCAATTCCCTCCAGAGTAATGGGTTGACCATTGGGCAGGTATTCACCATCAATCGACAACTCGATACGGCCCGGGGCGGCTGACTGAACGATCACCCGCTTCACCAGAATGCGAGGCTCCCACAACCTCAGCGCTTCCGCTGTGGCTGCAATGATATCTGCGATGGTTTCCGGGTTGGTTGGATTGTCAATCAGGTCAAAAAGTCGGCTGCCATAAGCCCGGCGCATCACCCGGCTGCCCATGGGGGTGGTCAGGAGATCCCGCACCGACTGTTTAAGATGTTCCACCCCACTCAAAGTCCGACCTGTGTTTGCATCCATACCACGCATGACAGTTACCCTCCTGCAAATACGTTTGATGAACCCGCCGCTACCACTGATCCACAATCCACAGCATCACCGACACGCCCTAAAGGCTTTCCATTAACGAAAACAGTGGATGAACCACCGGACAGTTCACCTGCATGACAAGACAGAGAAGGATCGCAATGCACTCCCCAGGCATCACCTTGGCGGTGAACAGGAACGCCATTACAAAACACATTACCACTGCCTGCGGTACTTGTTCTTGGAGGGAACGCGCCGTGGCCTGTTCCTCCGTCACCTTGTCTGGTTACAGCTGGCATCTCATGTACTCCAATAATTTCTGCTTACCAGAGCTGTAATCGTGCAAAATGACCATTGTCCAGCTATTGGTGTACTTAGCTTCCACGCTCTGACTGGTGAAAGGATCTGTTGCTTTCACCATGACCGTCACCGTGATGGTGTAATCTAATTGACTAACGCTGCTTGGTTTAAACTCCACCAAGTCTTTACAGGGCGGAATTTCTGACCAGTCGGAAGCTCTCAACACCTGATCACCATCCCGATAATCAAGGAAATTCGGCTTAAACAACCCTGATAAACTTGCAGCCTGAAGTCGAACACCACCCCCATCAACAGAGATGGTAAAAGGGTTTGGGTCTGCTGGTGAAATCGACCAGGTATAGCTCAGAACCGTTTCGCCTTCTTCAACCTGATGGTATATCAGGTAATCAAGGTTTACCGCTGTGTCAGGCAGTTGAAACAGCCCCGGTTCAATAGGATTCCAACTCATCAGTTCAGATCCACCCGAGAGCCAGTGACTTTCACATTACCGACTGCCTTAATTTCGACATTCCCTGACGAATCCAGCATCAAATTAGCGCCAGTTTTAATGGTGAGATCTTGTAAGGCTTCCACACTCAATGTGGCATCAGTTTTCACCGTCGTTGCTTTGGCCACTGTCACGTCTGCTGTGCCATCAATCTGAGCTGTAACATTTCCTTCTGTATGAAAATCAGCATTACCTTCGATATGACCCGTGACATTGCCCTTAGCATAAAATCTCATATCACCATGAACATCAACGGTCAGGGTGTGCTCTTTGCGGTTATATGTCAGTGTGGTGCCGTCTTCATAACGGCTGACATGCTCATCCGGCGAGGTGCTGGGCACCGGGCTTTGCGCATCTGGTATTGACGGCATGACGACACCGGCTGACAGGTCACCACTTTCAGACAGGATGATGACCTGCTCCCCGATATCCAGCGGTTCCCATTGGGTTTTAGAACTCGATGCCCGCCCACCCATCCAAGGCAGCCAGCCAGTCACCGCTTGCCTGTCGTACTCGACCCGCACCCGAGGCGGTGACATCGTGAAATCCACACTGTGTACCCGCCCCCGCTTGATCATATTGGCCAACCGCCGCTGCAGATCTCTGACGATGTACGCCATATCACTCATCGCCCACCACCTGCTCATATTTATCAGTATTGGCCGGGCCGATATCCGGTGAATATCCCACATGCACGGTGTGCGGTGTCAGGCCCTCCGGCTGATAGACATCCTGACCGATTTCAACATCCTGGTTAAAGCGGATCGACCAGACCGCATACTCATCCAGCTCCGGATTAAATCCATCCGGTTCAGCGGACACAAAAACCGCCGGATCGACAGGCAACCCGAACCGGCTTTGCTCGATGGCCAGACCTATGGCCATAGCCGCATTTCGGACTTCCAGCTGATACTGCGCATCAGCCATCCCGAGAACGGCGAGGATTTCACAGTTGAGTGTCACGGCCAGCTGGCCGTTCATGGGCTGGTTGTCAGAACGCTCCCAGTCCATCACACCAAAAAACACACAGGGCGTTTTCAGCGCCGTCTGGGTTTCCGGATAGTGCTCTATGGTCTTCAGCCATGACAGATTTTCGCTCAGCCACGTCTTCACCGCCTGGTGATAATCATTGAGATGAATCCCATCACTCACGCCAGTTCCTCCTGTTCCGCCCCATTGCCACCCGGCCTTTCAGATCCGTTTCAAAATGCCGCAGGAAGATATCCGGCAGCTGGTCAAAAATTTCATCTTCAATCGTGGTGTGAAGCGAATCAGAAACAGGCACCCGGGCTTCCTGAATTGGATACCGGCTTTCTCCCTTCCGGGTAAAAATAGAGCGCCGGTTGTACCGGTTGGCAATAAAGCCCTGCTCATAGTGCTGGGCCTGCATTTTGCCTTTGGGCGTAAAAACGGCCCCCAGGGGATTTCGCCTTGTTCCTTTCCGTTTGATCCGTCCTCTGAGATAACCCACGGGCATCTCATTGAGGCCGAACCACAAACGCAATTCGTCCAACTTTTTCTGTTTGCTGGGGCTTCTCAGCCGAAATTGCTGGAACCTCTTTCTGATGGCCTTGAGGCTTTTCACCTGCAGGTCATCTCTGATTTTTTTGTTCGCAAGTGAGCGCACCGTCCGTGCCGTGCGACTCAATGCCCGGTTATATGCGGCCTTGACCTGACTTTCAGTGGCACCGACTATCTGCTGAATCGCTGCCAGCTCATCCAGGTCAATATTGAATAGAAGTTGTTGGGGATTGTTGTTCATCATGACGCCCTAAAATCAGCTTTGTCATACCCGTTCCATCGGGTTCCGGTGGCTTGGTCACAATCCATGTCAGGCCCGCAACGGTGAGAGTGTCACGTTGCGATATTCCGTCGGCATCCGTTTGCAACACATACAATTCAGGCTCACTGTCAGCGACATAACCCCCACCAGCAATCTGGCTCAAACTTGCAGGGTTGTTAAAAATCCCTTCAATTTCTCTGACACTCTCGTTGAGGTGGATTGAGACCTGAGTGCCGAACCGTTTTAAAAAGCGGGCATTGGCCCGCTCCAGTTTTGACGCCCAACGCCCCATCATTTGCTCCCGAAATTGATACCAACCCAGACAAAGCTTTGTCCTGCTGGCGCTTCAAGCCATGCCTTCCCCGCATAGACGCCAGTGTTATCATCACTGATTGCACCGTCTTTCAGGTATACGGATGCACCTCGCAGGATCTCAACGGCAGAAGCCTTACCCAATTCATAGACACCGACGGTATGGCCCACCCCGATATCACCCGCAACCACATCCGTATGTGCTACGGCAACCATGTCACCCACCGCAACTGGGCTTCCCGCTGCAGTATCCACCGTTGCCGTAAATTCAATGGAGTGGCCCATTTCTACAAAATTCTTCGCCATGTATTTCTCTCTCAAAATCCGGACATAAAAAAACCGGGATTACCCGGTCGGTGTGTTAGCTTTTTGCCACGCCTTTGGCTTTGACCATGCCTCGATAATCCCGAGGGGCCACACCGGCATCGATACGTACTTTGGTGACCACACCATCGACATTAAATCCCTGCTGTTGCTCGATAAACGGGGTTTCCACGCCATTCAAATAAGCCACTTCAATCGTGTCACGGCCCCGGGCCGCGGTCAGATACCAATCCAGGGTTGCAGCATCATCCAAACGTGGCTCCGCAATCACTTCCGCGAAGTTTTGCAGCGGGTTGACCACACCGGCATTCACGTCTGCCCCTTTCACACTGGCAGACTTGATCACCTGATTGGCAGTTGTCTCCAGTGCTGTGGGTACCAGAACATAACCCGGACGAATATTAAGGTGACGCTCACCACTTTTCTGACTGCGCATCATCTGGCGGCCTTGATCCAATCCGGCAATGTCCATCGCGGTGGCTTTACTGATGTAGTTCTTGTGCTCTGCATCAAACAACTGCTTCCCATCATTCATTTGATAGCCATCCAGCAAAATGCCGTAGACAAGATCGCCAACGGTCGCCTTCGCAGCTTCCCCCATCAACATAGGCAGCTCAGTCAGTGCCTGGAGGTCATCATTGATAATGGTCTGGCGATCAATGCTGAACATCTCCCCATAGGTCGCCAGAGCAATTTTCTCACCACGCTCTCCTACCGTAGCGAACTTGTACTCAGCCCCAGGGCGCACTTTGCGAAGATTCGGGAACGCCTCCAGCCCTACCCGATGGGCAATCTTGAAATCCGTCAGCGTGCCTTTCATCGTCCAGCGCTCGAACGTTTCCTCTGCACTTTCCCAACCCTGAAGCAGTGATTTGTGTGCGACATCCAAAAGGATCTGGCCAAAGTCACTGGTGCCATGGGTGAAGGCCATACCGACCATTTGCATCGGGTTATAGCTGGCCACCCCAATACCGCGCTCAGTCAAAGACATTCTGGCCAGCTCCCGAAGGGTCATGTGCGTATACGGGTTGTCACGGGCATCAGACGGCGCTGTACCATCGGCTTGATGGCCTGCGCGCATCATCAGTGCCGCCCGCATCGCATCCCCCACTGCATTGCCGTTTCCGGCAAAAATATGAGGGGAAGCACTGACTGTGTTTGTCGGCTCTGTGCCCTTCCCTAACGCTTCCAGCAGCTTGTCTTTGACCTGCTCTTCGGACAACGAGACGTCAGCCAGACAGTCATTCATCAGTTCCATGTGCTTGTTCCCGAAACTGGCAAACAGGTTTCGGATACTCGTGTTCCGCGCCTGAATATTGGCAAGGAAGTCGTGACTGTTATTTTCTGGTGCAGGCGTCTGCGTTGGCTCAGGCTGACTCACAGGAACTTGCGGTGCCTGGCTACGTGGATTCATCAGGTTTTTCAGGGTGTCAGGCATTTTTTCAAAATCCTTCATACGATTAGAGTTAAAACATGCTGCGGCATGTAAGGGAGAAACCAGGGAATCGGCAAAACCAGAATCCACCGCCTCAGCGCCGCTGAGCCAGGTTTCTTCATGGAGCAGAGCTGCAATCTCTTCAGAGGTTTTGCCCGTTTTCTTGGTGTAGGCAGAAATGAGTGTGCTTTCAACTTTGTCCAGCAGTTCAGCGTAACGGCGCATGTCATTGGCATCCCCGCCCTGAATGCCCCAGGGTTTATGAATCATTAACATCGCGTTTTCAGGGATCTGCACTTCATCCCCCACCATGGCGATCACTGATGCCATGGATGCCGCCAGACCATCTATCTTGACGGTGATTTGTGCCGGGTGTTGGTCCAGCAGGTTATAAATTGCCATGCCTTCAAACACGTCACCGCCTGGTGAATGAATATGGAGCGAGATGTTTCGGATATCGCCCAAGGCTTTCAGATCATTGGCAAATTGCCTTGCGGTGATCCCCCAGCCTCCAATTTCATCGTAAATCCAGATGTCTGCGGCTTGGTTCCCACTGGCCTTGATTTCAAACCAACTATTCATCACTGGCTGTGCTGTCGCCGCGCTGGCCATTGCCCTCGGCACCATCAGCGCCGGTCGCTTTTTTCTCACGGGGCTCTCCTGTTGTGGTATCAAATTTCAAACCTTGTTTTTCGAAGTAGTCACGCTCGGCTTTGATTTGCCGGAACACTTCATGTGGGTTCTTGCCACCGGCACGTATCCACTGTGCATGGCTGGCACCGCCACCCATCACGCGTTCCTTCCAGGCATCAACCTCTTTGACCGGATCGATCCAGGGCATCACCGGCCCGAGGTAAACCGCATCGAACAACGTGCTGCGGTCCACTTCGTCTGGAATATCCAGACCGTTCAGCAGCTCCATTTGCAGCCACTGCCGATAAACAGGACGGGCCCAATGCGCAATAAACCACTGCTGCAGGACGGTCACCCCATCCCAGCTCTCCACCAGCTCCTGCCGCTGAGAAGAAAAAGTACCGTTATAGTCTCGGGCAACGCTGGAATAACCAGAGCGAGTGCCGGCGGCGACCATACGAATCTGGCCATTACGAAACTCTGATAAATGAACATTCGGGCGGTTTGATTCGACCATGCCCAAATCTTCCCCGGGCTTGAGGTCATCGAAAATCATGCCGGGGGCAATGTCGATTTTCCGAGGGGTCTGAGCAGTGGATGAATCACTATCAAACAGGGCACCATCCCCTTTTTTGATGTAGAACCCCAATGCTGCAGCTATCCGAGCAGCGACCCTTTCAGCTTCCTCATAGTCTTTGATGTCAGAAAGACGGGTGATCACCCCATGAAGAATGGAAACGCCCCGCACCTGGTGAAGCCGACGCCGGAAGGCAAGATGTAACATCCGGTCCGCTGGCACGGCTTTGGTCTTAAAGCGGATCCCTGTAGCATTCCCTGGATGGTCGTATAGCTTCAGGTACTCAATGGGCTGGCCCCAGCCATTGAGCCGGATACCATGGCGAATGCCTTGACTCACTTCACTGAGGTTGTAAGGCACAAAGTCTGGCTCTAATGCTTCAATTGAAAAAGCTGTGCCGTTAGGATTCGGATGAACCAAACCTGCAGCCTTTCCCACTACCAGCTGGCCAAAGCATTCCCCATCCCGTAAAGCAGTCCGCAGTACTAATCGCTCAAGTTCCGGTCGCGCAAAGACGCCCGTCACTTCGGGACGTAAAGACCAGGCAGCCCATCGGCGCCTGAGGGCATCCGCCAGTTCATTATTAACGGTTCCATCGGTGTTCAAAGGTTGAGGCTCAACCATAATGCCATCCGCCCCAATCACCCGATCTTCCAGCTTATCGAGCAGCCCGATCACCAAGTCATGGTTTTCATCCAACCAGCGGGACTGCTCTCTGAGACTTTGACCGGCCATCCCCAACGCATTATCAGCGCTGCGGCTTTCCCGTTTCGCTTTATGTAGCCTTGACGGTGTCGCCGCCTCATACGCCATGATTTGCGCCCGGGCTTTCACCCGGCTGGCTGCCCAGCTCGGAAAAAGGGGCGCCAGGGCTTTATCAATCAGATTCATGTAAACCTCGCCAGCGCGTATTGCGGTCGCTTACCCCGTTGAAAAACAGCCAGCTTGGTTTCCCACTCCTGGCGGGCTTTTCGGATATCACTCAGGTTCTCAAGGGTCAGCGTTCTGCCTTCAAAGGTTGTTGATTTTCCGTCTAAAACGTCCAGCTCCGCCTGAATACAGGCTTCAATCATCTTTTCACAAAGCGCTCGGTTTATAGCCATCCGCCACTGCCTCCGGGACTTCCGCCATCGAGCCAGTTTGATGCAGTAACCACTGGCTCCTGAGGTGCCTGTGGTTTGCGTAACACCGGTGTCTCGTCGGGGAAATTATCTTCAATAAATTCAGGAATATTTTCTGCTGAGAACACATGGGGATTAACTGCCCACTCTGTGGCCCAGGGCTTGGGCTCATCCCAGTTCATTTTGTCATAGCCGTTCAGAATCGTGATTGCATCGCAGTAACACAGCAGGTCAAACGCTTCGTTTGCTCCCTTGCCGGGTTTGCGCCATTTGCCATCGGCACCACGTTCTTCATAGGTGAGTTCATCGAAAAACCATTCCCCCAACCAGCGGGGAAAATGCACATACCCGGGGCCAGGAGTGGTCCTTCGTAATGCATTCGTAATTCGGTCTTTTAATTGATCGGTTTGAAGTAAGTAGAGCGGAACATCACCCCTTGCCTGCGCATGACGATCGCCCCGGCCCGTGTTGTCCGGGTAAGATTTCGTGATCACTTTCTGGCGCCGGGTAGAGTCCCCTTTGAACAGATAAACTTTGCGGTGGATCCGGTTCCTGCGGCACCACCGCCAAAAGGCGTACGCGTTATCGGAAACGCCATCTTCGCCCCCGTGGTCAACGGCCATGGCCATGACTTGCATTTCCCGGCCACTGCCATCATCGAGCTGATATGTTTTGAACAGAACCTCTTCTGCCAGCAACTTCCAGTCTTCCGGATAACCACCGGGATCAACCGGTTCGGCAACCCCGTCCTCATCACAGCGCTTGCTGTGTCGGATATTCCAACGGTCAATGACCCAACGTTCCCCGTTTTCGCCGTAGCCAATGAACTGGCAGACAAAACGCCTGTTCTTGCCCCCCTGAACATCCACTGCTGCAACGATGAATCGAACACCTTCAGGCACCGTTTTCTTTTCCCACTTTTCAGCCCGAGCCATCAGCTCTTCACTCTGGCGTTGCTCTAAGGCTGCTTTCGGTAAGTAAGGTCTTCCCCAGTCGGTATTGACGACCGTTCGCAGGGTTTCTTCACTGCCGGTCCGGTCATATTCCTGTTCAGCGGTCAGCAGCTTATAAACCAACTGCTGCCAGCTCTGGTAACCCGCTGCGGGACCTTCCATCCAAAAGGATGCGATACGGGAGCGCCTGCCCTGTCCTTCAACAGATTGGGTTGCCTTGTTCCAGGTCTGGCCATCACGCAACCATATCCCTTTCCCATTCAACTCCCGCTTTTGATCCGGCTCTATCAGGCCCTGACAATGAGGACACTGAACCCTCGCCGATTCACTGGCCAGCACCGGATCTTCAATGCCTTGATAGCCGGTCATATTGTCCAGCTCCGGGCGGAAAGCATCCTGACAGTGCGGACAAAGCCAGTACCATTTGCGCCGATCCCCCCGGTTGTACAAGGAAAGAATGCCGGTGCAAGGCGGGGCTTCATGTTCAGATGCCTGTCGCCATTTCAGATCTTTGACATCCTTACCAGGCGAGGACTCAGCCAGCGTCATACCAGAGGACATAAAAGTGGTGGTCCGCTTGGAGCCCAGAGAGAACCCGTCCCCTTCGCCATCAATGCTGTCTTCCCAGCGGTCATAGTCCGTGATGGCCACAAACCGGTAATCAGACGAAGACATGATGTTGACTGATGGCCATCCAATCTTCAGATAGTTTCCAGCCCGGAACACCTTGTCATGAACGTTGTTATCGTTTGAGCGAGGGCTCAGACGCTTGGCCACTTCAGGGGAAACACGAAACATCCGCTCCAGTCGCTTCCGGGAATATTCCCGCGCTTTTTCTTCCGTCAGCTGAACCACCAACATGTCGGAAGGGTCACAAACCACGTTGTAAGCCACCCAACCATCCACCAGTCCGATCGTTTTCCCGGTTCGGGCCGGTCCGACAAAAATGACTGCATCGTATTCGCGGCTGGTGAGGCAGTTCATTGGCTCAATCACATAGGGCGTGGTTTGCGGGTCCCATTGCACTGAGTTCCCCCCGCCAATCGGCACTCGCATATACTTTGCGACTGCATCAGCAACGGGCATCCGGTTCGGCGCTTTGAATAAATGAGAGACATCACGACGAATGTCAGCGGCACTGGCAAGCATTAAGCGGCATCCTCTTCGTCTTCAATTGCACCCGCTCGGAGCGCCATCTGATCACGTAAGTCATCAATGGAACCCTGCACTTTTGAAACTTGTGACGGTGTCAGACCGCAGTCCCGTTCCAGGACATCCGGCAGGGTATCGAGCACCTGAATCACAGCCTTTGCCATTAAAGAAAATTCACGTGCAACATCGCTGGAATCCAGAAGGTTCCCGAGTTCCCGCTCCAGCTTGACGCGCTCGTTTTCGGACTGGAACCAGGCTTTCCGTGTTTCGGGGGCCATCTCATCCGGATCATTGATCCCCGTCGCTTTTGCTGAATCTGCAGCAAAAATCGCAGGCATTGCATCTTTCAGGGCATAAACGAAATTGCCCTTTTCTTTCCGGGATGGATGGACATGATTCTCGCGAAGCCGTTTGGCAACCGTGTTCCGGCTCATGCCAAGGGATTCCGCGATTTTCGAAATAGACCACTCAAAGGCGCCAGAAATCTGAGTTATCTCACTCACAAGTCATCACCTTGAGGTTGTTTTAAAAAAGGAAGTCAGAGTGCAGGTTGAGCAGGTCGGATCCCGCATAAACACTGGGATTACCCCCACCTGCTGCTGCTCTCCCTAGATGTGCAAAAAAATCAGTTTTCCCGCGAGTATGTACCCCCGTGGTGTTTAGGCTCCGGGGGAGTACCTCCCGCAACGTAAGTTATTGAAATTAAAGGCCAATATAATACTCACCAACACACATATTCAACGCTTCGATATACAGATTCAGATTGGTAAAAGATTGCTTCGGATAGTACACGCCACCATCTGGCGTTGTGTACCATTCCAGCTGAGGCGCCACGGGCTTACAACTGACGCTCGTCTTCCCGGTCAACTGACACCCTGCCAGCAGGCTGGCCGAAGCGGTCAGAATGAGTATCCATTGGGCGCTCTTTAACTTCATCCAGCCGTTTCTCCTTATCTGTGAGTTTTCGCTGTCGTTCATGTCGTTCCCAATGCCCAGCCACACGATTTAAAAGCGTGAGTAGAGCCGTCAACCAGGCTGGCATCACTTGGTCCTCAGCACTTTCCGGGAACGTGGATCATTGAATGTTCCATTCGAACTGTGGCGGGCATTCCCTGCAGCCCATTCAAGGAAAGTAATGAGCCAGTTCGGTAAGACCGACATCGCATCTGGGCTGATGAACTGCCGAACAATGGTCCAGGTGTAACCCGCCACGCAGATACCACCGAAAACAACCGTGCCCCAATACTCGCCAAGGAACTGCTGCAACAGCTCAGAAGTTTGTGCGACTTCATTTGCCATGGCTGTCCCGGGGATCGCGAGTAATGCCACCAGCGATAAGCCAATGTATTTCATGGTGTTGCCCTCCGATAAAAAAGAAGCGGCCCGATGGCCGCTATGTGACTTTCAAGAGAACTGCTCAATTAATTCGAAATGTGGTCCGTCATAACTGCCCCGCTGGTGCTCATCCCGGCTATCACCGTTTTGATTCCAGTCGCCGCCCCAACATAGTTTCACACCGACTCGTTCAGCTGCTTTAAACATCGCATCTTTCACTAACGGGCATTTATCCCAGGCAGGCTGACCACCCTGCAGCGGAACCAGGTCAACCGCATGGCTAAAACCATCTTGTTGAACTAAGTGCTTACTGTTCAGTGTCCAGGTACGTTTGGGTGTGCCGTAATAGAGTTGGTGCTGTCTTTCTTTAGTTCGGACAGTTTCCGAAACAGTGAAATCAACATCAGATTCACTAATGGCGATTGCGACGCATGCAGCGAGTGAAGGGTGTAAACGGTGGAGACGGCCAAGGCTTCGTTTGCCAAGGTAATACATGTTTCCCCCTAGAGTGATTGAATCATCAAGCTTGTTCAGCTCTTTTTCCCAGCCAGCGAAGCGCAAACTCCCTGACTTTTTCCGTACCAATGAAGCCAACCATACCACCAACAAAACTTGCTGCTGATATCGGCAGGCCAATCAAATCCAGTCCACTGGTGAGCGTCAAACTCAGCAGACCGCACAGCAGACCTTCGAGAACAACCTGCCGACGTGAACCACGGCCATATATCACCCGAACAACAGCCACAGACACGGCTAACACAGCGCCATATATTGTTGGTGAATGATGAGCCAGCCACGTCAGCAATGCCGCCCAAAGGTTCGGGTCTTTGTCTTGCATTACATCTCCGTGAATTTCAGGCATAAAAAAACCGCCCCGAGAGGCGGTTGGTCAAAATGCTGTACACTTATCCATACTGGATATATACACAATAATATGCACCGTTTTAATTTTCAATAGTCACTTTAAACATTTTGCGAGCAAGGCGATCGTATTGAATGAGCTGGGAACGAATGGTTTCAACATGTTGGGACCAGTCAGACCAATGATTCTGGTAATAGCGCTGTCTTTTCTTCTGAAACGCTTCTGAGTCTTCGCCTTTATCCAGACAGTCCTGCTCCACCAGCGCACGAATCAGTAAGGCCTTTGTTGCAGTCGGCTGATACTGCAGTTCCTGTTTTAGCTTTTGGCCTACAACGGTCCATTCGGAAATCTCTGCACCGGTGGCTTGCTCTAATGCCAGTCCACCAGCAATCACAGGCAGCATTGCTTTCACCCGGTTGAATGTCCTCTCCTGGATGTAGAGACCTTTGCATGCCCAGGACATGACCCAATCATGGAGTACATGGTTAAAGAACCGCTCTCGGTTGTGTTGGCCATTCCAGTATGGTGAGGCATAAGCGAACATACTCCAGTCAGCCAGATGGGTGGCCTGTTTTCCGATACGGTCAATCGCAGCCAGCACCTTTGCCCCATCAATCCGGGAAGCAATTTCTCTGTCAGCAGCACCAAAGCCCCCACCACCAGCCCCCTGATTGTAAGAGGAACGGATACCTTCAGTCGCCATTCCGATCGCAGCTGACATGTCCCACTTTTCGATGTTTGTTGCTAGGCCCATATTAACTTCCAAATGTTGATAAACAAAAATCATCACATTTAATACTGTATATAACAACAGCGGTCAAATTTGGTGAATTTAAAAGCAAGTATCACAAAGCTAGCATTTTAGTAGAAATACAAAGTGATAATACATCTTATTCACAACAAATGGATACCTAATAGTTGAGAAAAAAATCACTCTAGAATTTTTATTTTACCTGGTACACTTATTAATAGCCCTCGATGTAAATTCATCTCAGTTCTAATACCAGCTCTATCAATTTCTATATAATAATTCTTATCTGTTGTTTTTCTTGAAATATATTTCCTTCTAATTCCATTTTTACATGGACTTTTTGCTACTATCTCTTTTTTATCAATATAAATACACTTTGGCATTTCAAAATTAATGTTGTTAGTATTGATCTCCCCTAATGTCAAAACCTCCCCTCTAAACAATTTATCCAGCACCCAATCGACGCAAACATCTCCTTTACCACCCTCAAAAGCACACTGTAATTTCCCTGATAAAATTTTTGACGTAATCATTAACTTACCTTTAGATTCCGAAACTCCAGGCATAGACAATAGCAAAAACGCCGAATATCCCTTAATAACTCCATCATTATTAGTCGGTAATACATCAAATGAGACCTTAATGACATCACTTCCTTCATATAATCCATATTCAACATTAGAGCTTTTTAAAACCACATCAATATCCTTTCCTTTCAATCTAATTGGTAAAATATCATTAAAAATACCTCCTCTACCTCCCTCAACAGAGGTTTTACCAAAAAAACCTTCTCTTATTGAAATTTGAGCAACTAGCTTATCTGAATCGAACCCTGGCATAGTGTTATATAAATCACTTACTTCTTTAAAACTAGTTTTACGTATGAATAATTTATTTCCCACCGAAATCCTACCAACCAGAAGTTCGTTATTTATAGCATTTAAAATATATCCATTTTTCCCATAAAATTTCTCTGCCTCAGAGGCATAAACATTTGAAGGTAGATAAATTGTTTTTGATTTAGATGATTTAGATGCAACCCACCGCCCGTCAACAAACTCACCAAATTCTGATATAAAATCCTTAGTGTCAGACAATGAAAATTCATGCCTCTCTGGAATTTTAACAATAGCTGGAATCGGTTTACTCATTTCAAAATTTTCATTTTTATAAAAAGGCAAACCCAAAATAGACACTAATAAAAAGCAATTTGAAGAATAAGGAATGTCCATTCTAATATTACTGATCAGTAGATTTGAATTACACTTAGCAGCAAATCTAACTATATTATCGACAACACACCCTTTTACAGATCCCGAGAAGGTCATGAGTGACTTAAATTCAACTTTTGACATAGAACTAACAGTATTAATAGTATCATTCATAGAAATTGATGCATTATGAACCTTTAAGTTCAACTTGGGGTTAACACAACCTAATGAATTATTCTCATAATAACCAAGATACTCACTATTAGATAATCTACTTAAAGCCTCACTGAACATACCAAGATTCAAAACCACTTCAACATCATCGGCTGGAAACACATATTTTCCTAATGTTTCATTTGCGAATGACTGCTGAGATAATAAAATAAAGATAAAATAAATAACAAACCTAAACATATATCAAATCCCTATTTCGCTGGTTTTTTCAACCAAATTCATTAAACCATCACTGGAGTAATAAACCTCATTAAATTCAAGTGGAAATTCAATACCAGAGTTACTAAAAACCTTTTCCACCATCGATGCATCACTTAGACAAAAGAGATACACATTAAGTTTATTTAATAAATGTGATAAACATGTTTTTTGGGTAAATATATTCCTTTTAACTTTAAAGTTAAGATCAGTTATGAACGAAGAATTACCAACTGAAACAAATACATCATCATCAATCCTTGAGACATCATACACTCTCCCCCCCTTCAAACTATTAATTTCATCTAAACTACCTGACTCTAGTTTATATGCACTATAAATATATGACTTTCCTGACTTTTTGAATGAAGCAATAATAACTCCATTTTTATCAGGACTCTCAAACAAATTATAAATTGCACCAACATCAAACTTGTAATATACAGTTGACATATTTTGAGAATCAAATACTCCAACCCCATCATTTCCACATTTAAAAAACAATTTAGAACCACTGCTAACAACAGTAGTCAAAAGACTAACATTACATTTCAACTCTATAGCTTTCATCCACCCTTTTACTTTTGATGAATATAAAGTTAAAAATTGTTTCCTTACCGGACCATAAGATTCTCTATATATAACAATAGGTTCAAGAACTGAACCATTTAAAACAGCCCCATACCCCAACGTATCAAGCACAGGCAAATAATCTATGAACTCATATCCATTTTTTTCTGTAAATCTAAAAGCCTTCGAATTGCTAAAGATAATTTTTTCGTTTAAAGTCGCATAATCTTTATCATAAAAAACCGCATTTGAATTCACCCCTTCCAACATGGTTTCATACAACCAATCTTCTACTTTATCTTTTGGCTCTACCAATAATGTTTTTCTGTTTACATTAGCTCCAGTGAACATGATAGATACCATGCTATTATATTTACCTGTAGAGAGCCTTCTTAATATCCTTTTTCCATCATATCCCCTCCTATCAAAATCACTGAATGGCTTAGGATCTTGAAAGAAATCTTTCTTAACTGAGTGATATTTAACTTTTTCTGACACATGAAAATCATCAATTCGACAAGAACATGAAATCAACGCCACAAAAGTAAACATTAAAAATATCACTTTTAAAAAATTGACAGTCATTTAAACACCGATTCAATAAGTGATGATTAAATTAATGTAACCAAATGTTACTATATTTGACGTAACATTTATGAGATATACTCAACATGGTGTTACTACATTGAAATATATTTATTTATTCAATATTCAATTACTTCGTTGTTGACTTCCTGTACATGCATGATTTACTTAACTCAACCACACCGCACCCGCGGCAAATCCCCCCAGCGAGTAGTGTACTGAGGGGACAGCAGCTCCCGCCTCATCGCCCACTTTTGCTCGATGCCCTGAGCGGCCAAGAACATAGAATGGCTACCGTATTTCTGATTGATACTGTCGAAGACCTTCATCAGCGCTGGGTTGGACGGTGACTCATTGAACAAATCGCCCTGGGCATGCTTGGCACTGGTCATGGCAATAAATCCAACACCCAGCTTGTAGTAGCGAACACCTTCAGTAAACAGCGCATCAACTAAGCCTGAGACGGCCTTCGTGATTAGTGTTGTATTGTCTGTCGGATAAGCAAAGCGGTGAACCTGTTTAAACCCGACGGGCCTTTCGTCATAGGGAGAGTTAGAAGCAAACACCATCATGACCTGTACCAGCGAACCCTGCCGCCTGAGTTTACTTGCTGCAATATCAGCATGCTTACAAAGCGCCTGCCCCAATGACACTGGATCTATGATTCGTTCACCGACACTACGTGTTGAAAATATCTGCTTTTTGTCAGCTCGTGCTTCATCCCAGAATTTACACCGCTCCCCGTTCAGTTCTCTTATCGTTCTTTCAATTTCAACGTTGAATTCTTTCCGGGCAATCCCCGGTTTCATCCTGGAAAGCTGCAGTGCTGTATCAATGCCCATAAACTGAAGACGTTTTGCTATCCGGGAACCGATGCCCCAGACATCAGACGTTTTCATTTGCGACAGGATCGATTCTCGTTGCTTTACCTCATCAATCACACACACGCCTTGGTATCCACGAACCTTTTTAGCTGCATGGTTCGCCACCTTTGAGAGCGTCAACGTGGGTCCAATACCGACACATACAGGCAATCGGCATTCTTTCCAGACAGTTCGCCGTATGTCCTTGGCATGTTCGAGCAAATCCGGAATTGCATGGTGACAACGTTCAAACGACAGAAAAGACTCATCAATAGAGTAGACATGCTGATCCGGTGCGAAACGACCAATCACTTCCATCATCTTGGCGGACAAGTCACCATACAACTCATAGTTAGACGAACAGGCTATCACGCCCCGCGCTTCACACAGGGCACGCATTTCGAAGTAAGCACGAAACTTCTCTACACCCGCTTCCTTCGCCTGCCGGTTCGCCGCGACAACACAGCCGTCATTGTTGCTCAGTACCACCATGGGTTTACCGCGCCAGTCTGGCCGGAACACCTGCTCTGCAGAACAATAGAATGAGTTGGCATCCACCAGCGCAAACATGTTAACCCTCCATCAGTAAGCTGCTGGGCCGATGACAACGAATCGAGCGCACCACCACCCCTTCCACAGAAAACTGATCAACCGATGAAATCCATACCGGATGATAACCCGGCGCTGCAGAAATCAACCGCCGTTGCTTCATGTCCAGCAGCTTACAAACGAATTCACCGTTCAGATTTGCCACCACCACATCCATGTTCTGTACCTGGACATGACGGTCAACGATGAGGATATCACCATCGAAGATACCGACATTTTCCATACTCCTACCATATGCCCGACCAATAAAGGTGGCGCTGGGGTGCTCCACCAGCAATTCATCTAAGCTCAAAGGAAGCTGGTGGTATTCCGCTGCCGGACTTTCAAAGCCGGTGATGCCGGCACTCGCGATTAATGGGATAACATTCATACTGGATATACTGTTTAAATATACAGTATCATTTTGGTCACGGATTGCTGCTTGGTCAATACGGATCGGGTTTTATATTAGAAAGGACGAATGGAGGTTTTACCATGTGTGGCAGGCTGAATATTCTCGCTAACATGCTGAACAATCAGGTTTCTGATGAGTTGCGAATCCGGTTTGAAGCCGAAGAAAATACCGACTTACGCCCCACACAAAAAGTATCCACTGTAGTCAAAAGGCCAGATGGCTTACAGCAACTCGACATGGTTTGGGGGATTCAGCCCAGCTGGTCGAAGAAATTACTGATCAATGCTCAAGAAGAGTCTGCCATGCAGAAGCCCACCTGGCGAAATGCCATGCAGACCCACAGATGCATCGTCCCCTGTTCCGGTTGGTATGAATGGCGGAACGAAGGTGGCCCCAAGAAACAGAAATATCTGTTCAGTCACCCTGATGGCAAGCCGCTATACATGGCTGGGATATGGTTTGAAGCAGAGACGCCCCAGTTAGTCACCCTCACGACGGCAGCAAATGAAGTGTATAAGCCTTATCACCACAGGATGCCGGTGATTTCCGATATTGCCGAGTGCAGTACTTGGCTAGAGAACGGGAACAATTTAAATGCAGAAATCAAAAATCTAACAATACATAATATTTAGTTACTCACACTCAATCTTACAATTGCGCTGTATCGTAACTCACAGCTTGACAGAAATAATTTAGATTCCCGCCCTTATTTGGGCGGAAAAAAGGTTTACAAAACCAATCGATTAACAGAGAGCCTCTATTTCAATCCAGATTTTTTTTAAGTTTTGTGACGAATCCCTTACTGCATCAGAAAATGCATCAATGTATGCATCGGTCGTCATTTTGGTTGCCTGCCCTAATTCCTGATATGAAATATTTCCCAAAAATTCACTTTCAAATGGTTGCAGTAGAGATGAAGGTAACATGTTTAAAAACACATTAGCAATTTCAGTAGAATTTCCACTAAAATCAACCAATTTAATGAATAATGATTCAAGAAGTCTGGTGCTAGCCTGAATTGGCGAATCAGTTAAACACTTAAAAAATATTCGTTTTGTTAACTTTTCTATATTGTGAATAATTGCACCATTGTCGTACCTTGATATATCACGAATAAATAGGACTAGTTTATATAACGATTTTTCAGAACCATTAGCGCAAAGCTCATCAAAGGCTTCCCAAGGAACAAATAGATTGAAGTTATGCTGGTGAAGAAGCAGTAAATCCCCAATCGTTTCAGCATCAGAATTTTCGAAAAAAAATTTATTTACATCTCCTGGTGCAACATCAACTTTAATGAATTCAGGTCTAGATAATAAACCTCTTAATTGATTATCAACGGTAAAGTAACTAAATCCATAAGTAAATGCTAAACCAAGAGAGCTTTTTGTACTAGAAGTTAGAAGTTCATTTGCAAGAATTTTCAACTTAAGAGGAACATTATAATCGCGATCATTATGTACGTTACATTTTTCTAATAACTCTTTTGTTACACCTATCAAATTTAAATCATTCTCTGTCTTTTCTTCAGAATATTCAGGAACAAAATCGTCTTTTTGTGGGTCAAAAACAACCTCCATGTCCCCATAAGAGGAGCACCACTCTTTAATTTTTTTAGCTGTTTCACTAGTTATATGTATATTGACTTCAATTTTTTTTGATAAGCCAGATACAACAAGGAATGCGAAGGATATTTCATCTAAAACGACATCATTACTATTCGAGTCATTAAAATAGATATTATTATCACTAAATAACTCCATATATATATTCTTAGAAAGTATAGCAGTAAGGGCCTTACCATATGAATTGCTTCCTTTTATAAATTTATATTTGAATATACAAGGGATATTACCGCTAAAACACTCTTTCATAGCAGGTGTATACCTATCACCACGTTCTACAATACTGTTGATAACATTTACTATATTTTCAGCAGTTGGATTTTCCGGTAATGATACTAGTGAAAAGCATTGATTTTCGTCATTATCCAAAATTTCAATTGCGATTCGGTATGCTGCTACAGTTGGCGGCAGTGTTTCTTTCATTACACAATGTTTACTTCTGTACAGAAAGTAATTATTTATTGCTTTAATCTGTAGTGTATTTGCAAGATCAGTGCTTGAATGAATCAAGTACTGTGGATGTTCAACAGCTAAATTTTTGTCATCAACAACTATACGATACTTCGATTGACAGTTTTCTGTATACAAATAACCTATTTTGAAAATCTTACTATTAAACCCTACAGTCGATACATCAGAAGGTATACTCATGACCACATTAAATAACTGGTTAGCATACTTGTTTGGATCTTTAAAAAACCAAGTTAATACTATATCCTCAACTTCAATATATCGTTCCCCAAAGAAGGTTATAAGTTCCCATGCAAGTTCATCATCAGGTGTGGAAAAAATAGAAATCGGTATTCTTTCCACATACTCTGCGACAGATGCATGAGACGTTGATTTACGTAAATTAATCAACAGATTAACCCAGAGATAAATGCAATGTTTTTTTTCTGATTCAGATAAAACTTTGTCTTGATATTTTTGTATTTGCTCTTCAATGAGCTTCACTGCTTCGGAGAATTTATCCTCTTTAGTAGCTAAAAAAGATTTAAGGTTGGAAATTTCAGAGTGAAACTGTTCTTGGTCTTGCATTGTACTTAAGCGAGAATTTAAAGAGTTGTATTGCTCATTTTCGTACAATAATGAAAGATATTGAACGTATGGATCCGATATCCACGGATGACTATTTTTAAATAACAAATCCAGAGCACATAATGCCAAACCATGATATCCAGCCATAGATAGCAGTCTAGCGGTTGGAACTAAAAAGCCAGAGTGAAGCCTTATTTCCTTAAAGTCATCTGTAAGAATAGTTTCTATCTCAACCGAAGGGAATTGTTTTTTTTCTAAAAATTCAGCAGATTTTGCAGCAAGCGCACAATAGCAGCCTAAGCATTCATTAGTTCGTTCTAGATTTAATAATTCATTAAGAGTAGACTCCACCCACTCTGTATCTTTCAGCTCACATAACAAGGCTATATTTCGCGGAGAAAACACTCCTAATTTAACATCTTTGATTATTTCAAGAGATAAATCTTCAGCAGATTTCTGCGTTTGTGAATGTTGCCCTGATTTTTCATGATCTAAAAATGAAACAACAACCTCTTTACCTCTGAAGTCTATTTGGTTAAGTAATGAACGATGGTCTTGAACTAACTTAATGAGTTTAGAATTACTTAATTGAGTGTAATGCAATAATTGACCAGCAATGCTGATATACCTATTATCAAGGACTTCTTGGCCACCGACTAATTCGATCAACCTATCAATAACGTTATCGAGATACTGCTTTTGTTCCGTTGACAATAACAAGTAATCATAAACATTAAACTTATTAATTGAGATGCAGTCTAAAATTACTTCCTGTCCTGACAAATCAGTAAATATGGAATTTTTCTTCAATTCATCAAAAACTTTTTGACATACATCTACCTGCCCAGAAGCAAATGATTTCTCCAGCAATAAATGAAGGACAGGCAAAGAAAAAGTATCTAATTTTCTAGAAATATCATCGATAGAATTTATATGATTTAATGTACTGTAATATGCGATATCAGAGCAAATATTTTCGGGTAAGGCGCAATAAAAATCCTTTAATTCTTGTGCGGATTTTTCTTCTTTTAGTAAATAAATAGCTGCAGCATTCAAATAACCTTGAAAATCCTCATCAGAATTAGATTTTAATTGGTAATTTTTTGTTATTAACAATTTTTCCTCACCAGACAGTTCCAACGAACTTACCGCTTTTAAACATGCGATAGCTACTTTTGTTGATGAGTTTAGATTTCCCAGCAAACTTAAAGTATTTAATGCAGTTACTGCTTGTTCCTTCTCACCTTCAGCTAGTTTGTGAGCAACATCTAACAACACAGGCTTAACTAATTCTAAAGATACGTCACTTTGTACTAACGTGACGTACTTGTCCCTCATTACTTTGTCACCATACACTGCATCACCGGTGTTTGGTGCTAGCATTACGTTGTCTCCATACAGCGCGTCATTGCCGTTATTTGCTAGCACACCTGAGGTATTGCTGTTTGTAAGAATCTCTGGTATTACCGTCATAAACTGTCTCTGCTTGGTGTTTTATTTATCTGTGATCACCTTGTTACCCATAATCTTATCACCCATGACCTTATCACCATAAACAGCATCACCTCCACCGAGAGTTTGAACAACTACATTAGGGGAATTTAATTGGTTAAGCTGATTTATTAATGCTTGAATTTGTGGAGATGATTCAAGTTTTTGTATCACTTCGTTTTGGGAATTGCATTGGCCAATACTCATTTTTGTCAACTCTGTACTTAGAGCTGACTCAATTGTTTTATCAAGGTTGACTACCTTACTCACAGTTTCTCGAATATTTTCTACAGTTGGAGCAGCTTGATATTTGATAAAATCCCAAAGTAATCCACCAAGCACTGCGCTAGTGATAAACTCCATAGTAACCCCTTATATTTAGGAACCAAATAGGAGTAGATATATAGGTTAACTTGCAGATAATCAAGCCGTAGGCTTTGTATTCGGACTACGATAGATCTAAGTAGGCATAACACACCATGAACCATGGGGCTTTTTAGATAACTCTTAGTAAAAAAAGTTGCCTTACATACTACGAGAGCAACTATTCCATCACACGCATATTAAGCGCTTTCTTTATCGTTGCTTTCACATACTCCAGCTGCGAGCCATGCTGCTGTTCCCAGGCTTTGGGATCATGGTGGAACTTCTGGTGCTCACTGGCCAACATGGGCATGGTAAACATATCGTGGGCCTTGCCTCCCATCTTACCTTCCCCATGGCCGATGAGGTGGTGAGCCACAACAGGGTCTGAATCACTGCCCTTTCGGCCCGTCACACAGCACGGCAAAGAACGGACGAATTTTAGATAGGCTTCAGACTTCCAGGTATTCGCTTTGGGTCTGGCCATAAACATTGCTGGTGGCTCGGCATCGACCACCAGCTTCTTCACTGGCTTTGCCAATCGTTCAACAACATCAGCCGCCGGTTCTTCGTATCTGGCATTGGTTGAGCGCTTTGCCCCCAGTCCAACTCGCTTGTGTGCTTCCTCCCGCTTGAAAATGTCATCCAAGAAAACGTCTGGCAGGTTTGGATATACTTCATTTCTGACGGCCCACCAGCAAAGCTCAGCGGACGTTAAAGCATGCTTGCTCCCTAACCCAAGCTGCGAAGCCACAACGCTCAGTGCCCACAGCAGCACATTACGTCTTGCCAGTTGTTCACTCGTCTTGCTTTGAGACCGACGTGCTTCATTGTCGTGATGCCAACAAGAGCGAACAGCACCGCCACCACATTCTGTAATCGTCAGGTTCTTATCGCAGTAAGTACCATCACCCAGTTGGCAATGCTGAATCTGATTGAGCCAGAAACTAAACCCATTCTCTAAACGCTTGCGCACTTCAGGATGATTGAAGAACTTGATGAGCCGAGCGTCATCCACCAGCGAGCTGCTTTGGGTAGCCGGGAAAGGCTGATTCAGCTTGCCACTCGGGACGTTCACGAAACTTTCTGGCAAAGGCATCACGACGACCCGATTGCTTCCCAGTTCCTCGACAAATGATTCCAACAGCTTGGTCCCTGGCTTGAGCATCAGTAAACCCAACTCTCGAAGTGGAAATGCCTGTAACACCAACACTATGTTAAACCTCCGCCAGCCACAGCTTGTTGCTGTGCCCTGTTTGTTCGTTGTTTGTCATTTGAATATTCGCCCCAGCCTTGCGGGCCTTGTCCAACATCCGGGCCAAAACGCACACATGCACACCCAGTTCTTCACACAGCTCGACAGGGCTCCATAGCTTCCGGCGTGATGCCATCAACCGACGAAGATCCTTTTCACTTGCCATGCTTGCCTCCCAGTTGTTCGACGAGTTCCTGGCGCTGACGGGTGAGGTTTTCAATTCGGCGCTTACAGGATTCAATCGCCTCCTGCGTGGCGTTCCAGTCAATCGCACGCAACATCGCCTGATTTTCGTTATTAATCTCAAGCTCCAAATCACGGATCTTGTTTTTCAGCTGAGTTCGCTCATCCGGTTTCGGTTTGGCAGCAGGTGGAGCCGATACAGCTACAAAACCCTTGTCCTGCTCGCGTGCCAACCAGGCATTGATGAATTTCCGAATCCCAGATTTTGTCTTTCGTCGCTGTGGGTTCGCAATTAGCCAGCCAATCATGTTTCGGAACTGCTGGTGAACATCCACAGCTGGATACAACTCAGACAGCACGGTCAGGTCATCCTGATGAATCGGATACATCGACTTGTCATTCAAAATCAATTCAAAAACAGGCTGCTGTTCGTCGGCATCGAGCTTGCTCGGTGCATTCAATGACGGATCTTCTATTGGTGGATCTATTGATGGTTTATAGCCGGATTCCGACCTACCCCCCGTCGAAATCTGACCTACCCCCTCAGGCTGTTTCGTCTGTTCGAGATTCGAACGTTCAAATTTCGAATGGACGAAATTCGTCTGTTCAAAATCCGTCTGTTCATCCGCAGTTTTCTTCAGCAGCAGAACCGGCAACTGGTACTGATTGTTTGATCGAACCAATCGGCCTGTCTCCGCTTTCTTGAAACGGTTTTTCTTAAACAGCCAGCCACCCTGCTCCAGTTTCTTGAGCGTAGATTTCACAGTAGTTGGTGATACACCAGACTTACGGGCAATGGTGTCGATAGAGGGCCAGCAAATGCCCTCATCGTCTGAATGGTCAGCCAGGCAAAGCATGACCAATTTATCAGAGCCCTTGAACAATGGGATATCCCACACGTAACTCATGACCTTAACCGACATGCTCTACCTCTTCTTTCTTCAGTGTCCACAATGCAGGACGCTTAATGCGGTTGCCTTTGTCCCAACAGACCCACGCGTATTCAGAATTATCTGAACCCTTGTGAACGAATGACGGACGAGGCGTAAGGATCAACAAGTTCGTAAAAGGGAACTTTCGCCAGAAATCGGCACGGCCTTTACTACCAAGCCAGCTCAGTCGAAGTAGAAAACACATGGTCCCATCCACGGCTAGATCACGATTCATGGCTGTTTGAATAAATTCCAAAGCAAGGCTGAACGGTGGATTCGTGATGATGACATCAGCCGACATATCAATGGAATTATCCAGATAATCCACGCCATCCGTGATTTCTGCCCACTTGATCATGTTTCCGTCAGGCAGCTCATTTGTGATCCGCCCATCTCCCCGACAAGGTTCTGCAATCACATCACCTTCTCTAATTTCGATACATTCAAGCAGAGCTTTCACACACCAAGATGGTGTCGGATAAAAGTCTTTTTCAATTCGTGCTTTTGCCATCACACATTTCCCTCAAAAACCGCTTTGGCCAGCTGGCGACAGATTTGCACCGGCTGTCCTTTTACTACCATGATGTAAACAAACTGGTGGCCCTCAATCCGGACCTTCAAATTGGCCTGTCGCTTACCTTGTGATATTCTTTTCATCAGTTTTGCCTCGCAGTGAAACTACCGGCTTCTTGCAGTTGCCGCTGCTTGAAGCCACCCCAATCTCTCCTTCAACGACGGCCAATTGACGTTCACATTTCTTCATCAGCAAACGCAGCTGCTCAGCTTCATAATCACGCGAACTCTGAAACTGCTTATCCATCACTCGAAGGCTGGATTGCGTCATTTGCGCGACCTGTTCGACGGTTACCCAAAACTGTCCATTCATTACACGTTCTCTCCGTATACGGCATCCAATGCATTCATCGAGGTCTCAAACACGGCCATATACTGGCGCTTAATCTCGGTGATCGCTTTGCGCTCTACTTTGTCGATCTTCCCATCCACCAGCGCTTCAGAGATCGTTTTATCCAGCAGACCCTTCACGCCATTCAGTTTCAGTTGCAGTTCAAACAGCTCTACATTGTCCAGGTCAGAAACATTTGGCATCTCAACCACCAAGTGCCCGGTTTGCATCGCGAAGAATTCAGCGACATATGGCGTGTTATCTAGGCTTGCGATCAACGCAAGCTCATCAACCGTGAAGAACCGGGAGCCCTTCTTTTCGTAAAGGTGGTTATTGAAGCTATCTACTGACATGCCCAGCATTGCTGCAACGGCTTCCCGTCCACCTGTCACGTTCTGAATTGACTTTGTGACCATCTCTTTCTTGTTCACCATTTCCTCCTGAGGTTGGTAGTTATGTTTAAGTGGCTTAGGTGAGAAGCTTTAATCACCGAGGAAGTTTGAGTAAGTCAGCTTTCTTATATTTTCCAGCAGACAAGGACTCGATCTGGCCTGCGTAATCAGTTTCTCCGGTGAAATCAGTACGAGGTAGACAACCTCGTTCACACCACTTGTAAACTGCTCGAACTGAAACACCACATTGCTCAGCAACTACCTGAAATCCAATTGAAGAAATAGCTTCTTTTAACATTTTTGACCTCAAAAAATGAACATTTGGTACATCTTATGACGGAACTGATAGTACATGCAAGTGGTTATAAAATTGAACCAATGGTTCAGAGTGAAAAGATGCGTGAAGAATTTTCCACAAGGCTTGCGCAGGCCTGTATTAAAGCTGGAATCGAAGAGCATGGAAGAGGGGTCATCATCGCTAAGCGATTGGGTGTCACCCCGAAAGCCGTAAGCAAGTGGTTAAACGCTGAGTCAATGCCAAGACGAGACAAAATGTCTGAACTTGCTTCATTCCTCGGTGTGGATCTCTATTGGCTGCAATTTGGTGATGAATCTCGAGATGCTTCTATTTCTAACGTTATCCCAGTTGTAGGAGTACCGACAGACTACCGTTCTGAATTTCCAGTCATAAGCTCAGTGGTTGCCGGAATGTGGACCGAAGCAATTGAACCTTACCATTTAGAAGAAATAGATACGTATTTGCCAACAACAGAACGAGTAAGCGAGCGTTCCTTTTGGTTGGAAGTAAAAGGCGATTCCATGACCTCAGGGTCTGGTATCAGCTTTCCTAGCGGGACAATGATCCTCGTTGACCCTGAAATCGAACCAGAAAGTGGCAAGCTCGTTGTGGCCAAGCTTACAGATGTAAATGAAGCCACATTCAAACAACTTATCATTGATGCGGGACAGAAGTTTCTCAAACCTCTCAACCCTTCCTACCCCATCATGCCAATCAACGGAAACTGCAAGATTATCGGTGTCGTAAAAGATGCGAAGTTGAAACTTTTCTAGTACCAAACTCTCAAAAATGAACCGCCACTCGGCGGTTTTTTTTCACCTCAAGAAAATAAATGAACTTTTAGTTCTTTACACAGACTGAACTTATGGTACATTTTTATTGTACTTTCAGATTGCATGTAAGGAGCACATTCATGAACAACCACGAAACCTTCATTGCCGATAACATCCGCAAAAAGCTACTGCTCGAAGGCTATAAATCCCATCAAATCGGGTTGGCCGTTGAAGCCGGCATCCGCCATTACCATTCAGGCAAAGCCAAAACTGGCCAGGTCTTCAAAGAGTGCCTGGACCATGCCCGTGCCTACCTGAAACGCAAAGCGGCATAAGCAGCACAATGGTAACGATATACGAAACACAGCACGGCGCTGTTACTGTCAGCGCCCCTTATTTCAGCTTCGTTCAATGCAGAGAAGTCATCAGCCTAACGCTAATCAAAGACGGGAACCAAGGCTGGGGTGTATCCAAAGAATTCCGGGCTGATACCGAAATATCACCTGAATTCTTCCAACTTTTCGCACTGGAAGCGAGCCGTTTACTCTGAGAGAGGCAGACAATGGAAGCTTTAACCAAAGAAGAGCTTTTTGAAGTTACCGGTTACCAGATCCCAAGCCAGCAGTACCGGGTACTGATCGATAGTGGTGTATTCGCAATATTCAAAAAGCCAACAAACTCGGTGTTTACCACCTGGCATCATGTTCTACACCCAAACGTTACGCCGATTAAAGTGGAATCAAAACATGATGATGAACCAGACTTTGGAGCACTGAGAAGTGCCTAGAACAAGAAAGAACAAAGAAGATAACTGGATGCCACCAAGAGTTTATCGCGGTCGTTCCGCTTTTGAGTGGCATCCAGCAAATGGTGGCTCTATTCGCTTATGTAGTTTGGATGCAAAGCAGTCTGAGGTTTGGCAGCAATACGAGCAAGCGGTCGCTGAATATGAAAAGCAAGAGACTACCAACGGCTTGATCCAGCGGTTCTTTGGCAGTGCCGACTTCAGAGAGCTTTCGAGAACGACGCAAAGTGATTACAGGAAATACGCGAATAAAATCATTCCTGTGTTCGGCAAAATGCTCCCGAGCACGATTCAGCCAGTACACATCAGAAAGTACATGGATATCCGCGGTGAGAAATCGAAAGTTCAGGCCAATCGAGAGAAAGCTTTTTTCTCTCGTGTTTTTCGCTGGGCATTTGAGCGCGGACTAGTTGAAAAAAACCCTTGCCAGGGCGTTCGGCAATTTAAAGAAAAACAGCGTGATGTATATATATCTGATGATGAGTATGAAGCAGTCTACGAACATGCATGCCCAGTGATAAGGGCGGCAATGGAAATAAGCTATCGATGTGCAGCCAGGCAAGGTGATGTATTAGCTTTAACGAAAAGCGAGTTGCGCGAAGAAGGCATTTATATCCAGCAGGGGAAAACAGGTGTGAAGCAAATTAAAGAGTGGTCGGCAGAATTGCACAAAGCAGTAAAGGAATGTGATGAAGCATTTGGAAATAACAGTATTTTTGTCATTCATCAAAAAAGTGGTAGCCGTTTTACTCGCGATGGATTTAATACCCGCTGGCGCAAAGCGAGAGCGCTCGCCAGAGAAGCAACCGGCTTAGCTTTAAACTTCACCTTTCATGATCTAAAAGCAAAAGGCATCAGCGATTATGAAGGTAGCTCAAAAGAGAAGCAGGCATTCTCCGGCCACAAAACTGAACGTCAGGTTGCCACCTATGATCGCAGGATTAAGGTCGTCAAAACCATTAGCAAAGCTAATGCGTCAGAGAAAAATGACTGAAAAATATTAGGAAAAGATATTAGGAAAACATTAGGAAAAGAAAAACGGCTTACAAGTGTTAGCCTGTAAGCCGTTGATTTTGATGGTGCCCCGGGCCGGACTTGAACCGGCACAACGCGAACGTCGAGGGATTTTAAATCCCTTGTGTCTACCAATTCCACCACCAGGGCACGCAATTCTGGATTGCGATGGGTTAGACACCATCTTTGTACCGACATATGAATCGATACACACAAAATTTGGAGCGACACACGAGGTTCGAACTCGTGACCTCAACCTTGGCAAGGTTGCGCTCTACCAACTGAGCTAGTGTCGCAAATGGAGGCGCGTCCCGGAGTCGAACCGAGGTCCACGGATTTGCAATCCGCTGCATAGCCACTCTGCCAACGCGCCTTCAACAATCAACCACTTGGGTTGTTGTTCTGGATTTCACCATGACCGCTTCGTCGTTACCCTCCGTTGCGGTACGGGATGCATTCTACGCAAAGGTGAGATCGAGTCAACAGCAAAATTCATCAATTTGAACTGAGTGATTGTTTTGCATCCAAAACAGGTCATTCTTCTCATTTTTTGCACATCAGCGAATGCTGAACGACTGACTTTTTATCGTGATGTGAGGGAGTTAGCACGTTTCATTCGCTGAACGCGGTCGTGATTTTTAAAAAGAAAGTGGGATTTTTCCGTTTCGTCGGGCCTGGAATTCTGTCAGAGACTTGTCATCTTCAGGCAAAAAGCACAGAATGGCGACCCAGATCACATTTTAAGCTTGTTATGTGCCGTTTCAGTTTCTGTGTCCCAGTCGTGATGTCTTGTTTACTCGCTGCCTGTTCGCCAGCCGAGCATGCTGAAGCACATCTACACGTTCGATTTCTGACACATCTCCCACCTTCTCCCGGCAAAGCTGATCTGGATGTTGTCGCCCTGCCCCCACAAGAAGGAATAACCTTTTATTCAGCGCAAAATCCCAAAGTGGAAAGCCAGCCCTTTTCCTATGTCACGGCCATCACGCCCGAGACAAAGCTCTACAGTGATTCTGCCAGCCTGCTGCCTCAGGCCAGTTATCCGGTGTTGGCGAGCAATATCGATTTCGGCCTTCGCAAAAATGGGGATGAAGTATACAGCTACAACAGCTATAAAGGCCGGGCAGACGCTTTCATTCGCTGGTATGGCAGCAGTCGGGTCGCTTTTCTGGCGCTGATTAACCCTTATCCGGGGAACGAGGGGCTGCACGAACGGGATCTGACCCTGCTCCGAAACAGTGTGGATCGGCTTCAGGAGAAAGGCATCCGGAATATCGTGTTGCTGAGTCAGTATCCAACCCGTTTTTCACCAGAGTTGTTAAAAACCATTCGAGGCGTGGATGTGGTGATCAGTGCCGGCCAGCAGACTCAAACGACAGTGGCAAGCAAACGCTGTATCGCCGAATTTAGCCAGACCAAACCCGATCAATTGACCCTGATATTTGATCCGAAAGGACAGATCAACACCTGCAGTTTTCCGAATGAAAAAAGCCGCTTCAACACTGAAGCGGCCATAACCCCTAAAGGGCTCTGAAAGCGTCAGTCGCGAACCAGTGCCACCGCTTCACGCACCAGACGACCAACTTCTTCCCAGTCGCCGTTATCAATCAGTTGTGGTGCCACCATCCAGGTGCCGCCACAGCACAGCACGCGCTCTACCGCCAGATAGTCACGAATATTCGCTTTGCCAATCCCCCCGGTCGGCATCAGGCTGACATCCACATAAGGTGCCAGCAGCGATTTCACCATGTTGAGACCGCCAGACGCTTCCGCCGGGAAGAACTTCAGGAAATTCAGACCCAGTTCTAAAGCCTGCTCAATCTGGCTGGGATTATTCACGCCCGGCACCACCACAATCCCTTTTTCCTGACAGTAACGCACTGTATTCGGATTCAGGCCCGGTGCCACAATAAACTCAGCACCGGCGGCCTGTGCGCGATCCACTTGCTCAGCATTGAGCACCGTGCCCGCACCGATGCACAAAGTCGGACAGGCTTCCCGCATCAGGCGGATGGCTTCGGCTGCTGCATCGGTACGGAAGGTGACTTCTGCAACCGGCAGGCCATTCTCCACCAGCGTTTTCGCCAGCGGCACCGCCTGTTCCACACGGTTAATTTGAATCACCGGAATCACTTTGAATTGTTTTAGCTTCTCGATCAGGGATTGAGACAT